CAAACCGTGGCCGGTGCTGCGGCCATAGTAGCCACCAACGCAGAGGCACGGGCTCGACGAGCTGAAGCCCCAGTAATCGCACGAGTACGTGGAATCACTGCCGCTTGCAGCAGTCGGATAGAACATCGGGAACCCGCCAGCCGTAGCGACATTGAATGCGGACGGATAACCGCTCGACGGCGTACCGACGCTCGTGCCGCCGCTGCTGTCGCTGAAATTGTTGGGATTCAGGATGAGATTCAGCCCGTTGCCGTTATAGTAACAGCCGTCCATCCAATCCAGCACGTTATCCCACAGGCCCTCTATGTTGCGGTACTGCACACCCACGCCGTAGGTCGTGCGGGAGGTCTGCATCGTGCCGGTGTGGTAAGGCATACTGTCAGACGCTCCCATATTCTGCACACCGCTGTTGTTGCCGCAGCCGTAGCCGATTTTCGCCTGAGAATTCCAGTCAGCAAACTCCACGATGTAGAGCAGCCAGATGGTGAACCGCATGGCGAAGTCCATCTGCCAGAAGTTCGCACCGAGGCCGTGAATGCCGGACCTTGCCGCGCTTCGGGTGATGTTGTTCTTCGGCGACACACCGGTCTTGCTCTTGTAGTCGCTGGCGCAGTGATACCTGCCGATGTAAACAACGTCCCGCTCGCCACGGCCGTCGCCCCTGTTCATGTGGGCGGGGGAAACCGAGAAGCCAGCGGTCGCTTGGTCTGCGATCTGGATTTTGATGCTGCTGCCGCTCTTGGTGAGCTTGTACCAGAACTTCGGGATAGCGACCATCGAGTTACCGGAGCGCGTGGTCTTTGTCATTCCTGCCCACGGCTGCAAATTGTCAAACGGCGAGCTGTAACTGCCCGCGCCGGCCACATAAGGAACTGGGTCAATAAAGCCGGCGGCTTTATCGGTTCTCGTCCATTTTGTGGTACTCGTGCCGTCCCAGCTTGCGCCGTAGATATTTACGAAGTTCACCTCGACCCTGCAAGTTTTATCCGTAGGGGCCGTGTGGTTTGTGCCGGCGGCTACCTTTACCGTGATGGTAGCCACACCGGAGCTTTTTCCTGTGACCGTGATTTTGTTTCCGCTGACGCTGACTTGGGCAATCCCGGAGCTGCCGGAAACGGCAGAAATCGCGCCATCGCCCGCACGGGTTACGGTGATTGTCCCGGTCTTCGTTGTGTTGTTCAGCGTCATATTGGTCGGGTTAAGGCTGAGGGAGCCTGCCGCCTTTCCAATCGTCCAGTTCACCGTCTTCGCGGTCGTAGTCCCGTCTGCCCACTTGTAGTTAGACCCCGGCGTGAAGATTGCGCCGTAGGTTCCCGCATTGGTAGCGGAGTTCGTGCCGCTGATGGACATTTTGCCGGTGTCGTAGTCTGTCCATGTAGGAGACTGCGGAGAGCCTGTGTAGGTCAGGCTGCCGTTCGGCGTGGGCGTTGCGATGGACGCTCGGTTGATAGTCCACTGAACGGTCTTAGCAGTCTCCGTATCGTCAGACCACTTAAACCCGGACTTCGGCGTGAACGTCGCCTCATAAGTACCGGCATTCGTGGCCTGCGTTGTGCCGCCGAGGGTGAGCTTGCTTTCATCGTAATTCAGCCATGTAGGGGACTGCTGGCGGCCCGTAAAGGTCAGCGTCCCGCTTGGGGACGGAACGACGTTGATTGTGTTCGTGAGGTCTGTGATGGCCTCAGATGCGGATTCCGCAAGTTCTTTTGCGTCCTGCGCAAGCGCCCTGACCGTTTCCAGCTCAGACGCGCTCACGCCGGGGATATTTACAGATCCATACGCCATGAGTGTTTCCTCCTCTTTTAGTTTTCAGGCTCTTTCATAAGAACCACCGTTGCTGTGATTTCGCTCTCCGGGGCCTTTTCCGCGTAGAGACGGATTCCACCGGAGAGGGTGCGGCACACAGGGTACAGCCCGCACTTCTTCGCCGTTGCAAGCTGTTTCGGCTGGACGTTGACAATCGGAATCAGTGCCTCCGTCACACTGTCGAGCGGGATGTCCACGTAGTAGACGCCCGCAGGAGCCTCGGACGCCCCGATGTCCCATCCGGTTTTTGGGATAGTAAGCGACCGCTCCTCAATACTCGAAAGCCCGCCATGCGCAGCAGGGTCGTTGTTGTGCTCTAAAATGGCCTGCTCGACCTCGCCGATGGTGGCGATGGCCTCCGGGTCAATCACAGCCGTAACCGTGTCCACATCGCCCACCGCAGCGATCAAATCAAATGTTGCGAGTTTCCCCACGACAGAGCTTGCGGGGCGAATCCACTCAGGCTCATTCTCCAAGCACAGATAGGTGTAGGGGACTTCGCCATCGTCGGGATCTTCCGCGAACAGGACGATGTTCGTCAGGTAAAAGCCGGATTCAACACTCTCGCTCTTGATGCGGACCGTGACCTGACACTCGCCGTCCACAGGGTTCGATACCGCCGCAATCTGCGCGTCCATCACATACCCGGCAGGGCCTGTCATGGTCTTCGGTGTCAGCCCCTCCGGGATTGTCCCGTTTCCAACGGCGGCTTTTGTGTAGTGCATTTGGCAGCGTCCGGCGAGGACTTTTCCGATAAGAGCGATACCGGTCAAAGAGCCGTAGCTGCCGTCCTCAAACTTCGACATTCTTATTCCTCCTTGTCAACTCGTTTGGATTTGATTCTGGTGTGGTACACAGCGCCCCCAGCGCCCTCCTGCGTGGCCGTATGCGCCCGGTTCTGCGGCGGGTGGGCCGCAGATACCTCCGTGGGCTGGAACGTGCCGTAGAGCGTTTTCAGGGTCATTCTGGCGCCCCTGTCCTCTGTAAACGGAGGGGCGCTCTGCTCGGTCGCCGCATATCCGCAGTGCCGCACGACAAGCTCGTGGCGGTAGGTGCTGTGGGTCCGCAGGTAAAGGCGCAGCCCCACGCCCGCCGCGAGGATTCGCTTGATGGCCTCAGCAATCAAATCCAGCATTTCAATGCGCTCCGGGGATAGGAGCTTCTGGTCTACGAACAGCTCGATTTTGGCAGGATAGACCTCATCAAGCATGACTTCGGACACATCCACTTCCAGCAGGGCGCTTGCCGCCTCGATAACAGTGTTGATGTCGCCGCCGGAAAGCTGCGCCATCAGCTTCACCTTAATCGCCATGCGGTAGAACCTGTCATCAGGGCTGATACGAGCAACGCCGAAATTGGCCCCGTACCGGTCGAGGACCGCGCCCTCCGCATAGTCGATGTCCTCCCACAGCTTTATCAGCTCGGTCTGCTCCTCGACGGAATCCAGCCCCCATGCGAGGATGGCGAACAGCTTTCCGATGTTCGTCTCAATGGGGAGGTCACGGCGGCGGTTATTGTAGTCTTTTCTCGTGTATGCGCTTGTCAGCGCGTACAGCATTTCAGAAAGATAGTTCCTCATTCGACCGTCACCTTGCTTTCGTCAGTGACCGCCTTTTCACGGGCCGCAATCGTGATGTTCTCACGGCTGAACACAGAGCCGTTTGAGCTGATTTGCAGGTCGAAGTCAACAACCCCCGGCACTTTAAGCACCTCGGTCGGAAGAGTGACGCAAATCACGTCCTGCCCGATAGCCATACCGCCTCTCGTGTTGGAGCCGATATACTCAACGATGTTCTGCTTGATACGGTCAATCCCGTCAAGCGGGAACACGCTGTCGGTTTTCAGGCCGGTGATTTTCACCCAGACGTTCACGGGCGTCGGGCGGCTGAACTTGATTTTGTGCGTCGTGCCGGCAGAGCTTACGACAGAAACGGAAGTGTTTCCGTAGGTCTGGATGCCCGCCGCCTTTCTGCGGAAGATTGCCCCCGCCACATCTTCATCAAGGCCGCCATAGGCGATAATCTCGATGGAGTGGGGAGGCAGCCCGCTCTCGCTCTGGACATCGGTATCGTTCTCCTCGCCAGCCACCGCTATGACAGCCTCAACGCTCTCGTAGATCTCAGCGACGATGGCGTCAATATTCACGCCGCCCGCAAAGTCCACGGACAGATAGTACCGCTCACGGAACTCCGCATCGGTTTCCGTATTTCTGCCGCCCTCGAACGCAGAGGCGTTCGTGACGGCTTCGATGCCGCTCATGGGGTTTACGATATTGGTGATGGTGTTCTTCTCCGTATTCCCGTCAGGCCCCGGCACAACAGCGGTCGCGGAAAGAGTGACGCTCCCACTGGTTATCACGCCGGATTGCAGGGTAATGTACTGCTCGCCGGCAGTCGTTTCAGCAAGGTAGCCCTCCGGGACCTCCACGCCGTCCTCGCCGGTAAAGGTCAGGTAGCCGACCGCTTTCTGCGCTCCGAGGAGCTTCAAGCCGATTGCTCGCCCGAGGTTATAGAGGCTCGTCCCGACAGCCGTGTCAATGAACCGGCTGTTATACACATCTTCCAGCGTGGAGAACAAGAGGTTCAGCATCCAAGCGTAGATGCGCAGGAACACGCCGAGCGGGGAGCGAACAGTCAGGTTTGCCCGCGACCCGTACAGCTCGCGAGCTTTGTATTCCAGAGCGTCCAGCAGCTCCGCGTATGTGGGGCGTCTGAAACCAGCGTCCGTCAAGCCCCAATCTGTGGTCTTCGCCATTATGCCGTCACCTCCAATGCTATTTTCTCGCCATCCGACAGGGTGGCGGTGAGTTCAACAGTTATTGTCCGTCCCTCGTAGGAGACGGAGATTGAATCAATCTGAGACACATCGGGGTCCTGAAACACAGCCTCCCGAATGACCTCTTTTATCTCGTCATCGTCAACGTCGTTCATGCTCTGGCCGACGATGCTCTCATAATCAGTGCCGTGCGTCTCATCAGCGAAGAACTCCGCTTTCCACGCAAGGAGCGTGTGACGCACGTTTTGGACGGTGGTGTCGTCCCCGTATATCTTCTTGAACGACCCGTCGGTGTCAAACACCAAATCCCTTGATTCCGGGTCGATAAGCAGTGTCATGTTATCCATACTGCCTCCTTATCCGGGCTGCCCCGTTCTACCTCCCGAATCTCCGGGGTGCGTGTGGTGGGCGCCGCTTATGCTGCTCTCGGCAAGGACATCGCCGGCAGCGGTCATGTTGCCAGCCGCGCTTATGTTGCCCGAGCTGTCCACGTTCCCCGTCACGGTCAGGTCCCCTTTTATCGCAACCCCTGCCGCAGATACCGCCACGTAGACGCTGCCGTTTTCAGCGGCGAGGACAAGGCTGTCTGACGGAAGACCGGAGGACGAGTAGCTGCCAGCCACGATTGCGCCGATGAAAATAGCGTCCGTCGTGGCATGGTTGCGCTCCGTGAGGGGCTTGGCCTCCTTGCCACCCGTAACGGTGCTGTCCATGTCGTGGTCGAGGTAGACCACCACGCCGGTATCTCCCGCCTTTATCCACGGCCTTGTGATAAACCCGCCGCAGCGGGTACACGCCACAGGTACGCCCAAAATAGGCGGCTGGCTTTCATACTTCCCGTTCTGCAAATGCTTCGAGAGCGGCTGAACGTCCACCGTCATCTTCGCGGGGTCAAACGCCACGACCTTGACGGTAGCCGCCACGCAGATGGATTCCGCAAGCCGCTTGTCGTGGATCTGCTGGTATTCGTATTCGTTGATAGCGGACATTCCGCAGCTCCTTTCTCAATAAGGTTTCAGCTCCATCGAAGTTTCCCAATCGCCCGTTCTGCCGCCCTTGTGGGAGCCTTTCACCACGATGAAACGGCCATTCAGGTTGCTCGACTGGATTTTCACCACCTCGGCGGTGGCTATCCGATAATTGAGCAGGCAGGAGCGGGAGATGGTGTCATCGTCCCGGTCCTCGCCGGTTTTCTGGGAGTTCAGGTCAGTCTCATACGGTATCGCCACTTTCTCCTCATCAGCCCTCAGCAGGCCGGTAGCGGAGGTGAGGGTCACGCCGTTGTTGATGCCGTCGTCCGCTTTGGTGATGTAGATTTGCCCTGTCGCCCGGATGATGAACCGGCTCTTGCACTCGTTCACCACAATCTCTGTCAGAACCTGCTTCAAATTTCCCCGGCACACCCGCCCTCGCGGGTAGCTGATGTCCTCGGTCAGCTCGCACTTGGACACCTCCACGCCGAAGATGTTCAGCAGGTCGCGCACGATGGCAGACGCCTTTATCCCTTTTGCATAGGTCTTGTTTATCAGGCTGCCGAGTATCTCGTCAGCGCACGGCTGTACCGTCAGGGTTGAGGTCCAGTCGGTGTTGGCCTGCTTGTGTTTCAGGCCGACCACTTTCCCGATGAGGATGCAGCCGACATCGCCCTCATATCCGGCGTTCAGCACAACAGGGTCGTTTTTCTTGATGCCAGCTCTCGTGGCTGCGGAAAGGTTTGTGACCTTTACCGTCGCCACAGGCGGCTCGTCGCTGTCCTCAAACGGGATTTCAAAGGTGAAATTCAGGCCGCCGAGGGAATACTGCTTGTTGCCGATGGTAAGCGTTGCGTCCCTGATCCAGAATGCCATGTTACTGCACCGTCCTTTCCCTGAGATACAGCTTCACGTCTTTCCCGAAGTTCTCTTTTGTGACTTCCGAAATGCTGTCTCCCGTAATGCACAAGGGGATGATAACCGGTATCGGGAACCGCTCGTCCTCCACCACGTTGAACAGCGGGCGGGCATAGCGGACGATTTCACCGAACACGAGGACATTCCCGTTTGCGTCAAGCAGGTCTATCGTATAGAACCCACCGGTGTCATTGTACTTGACCGTAAAACTGAACGTCTTGTCGGTCAGCTTGATGGAGAATGAGTACGGCACTTTCGATGCGTCGATGTTGATGTACTCAATATCTTCATTCAGGTCAATCAGTTGCAGCGCCATACCTCACACCTCCTCAACGCCGCGCCAGACCGTCGTATCCGCCGGTGAGCCGCGTGAGCGGGGCGGCGCTGCCGCCCGATACGTTCACGGACCTCAGCGCCGCCGCAGCGGTAGAGCTTACGGACTGGATAGCCAAAATCGCCATGCCCGTGCTCACCGTTCTGGCAAGCTGCGGGTTCTGGCTTTTCCCCGCGTCTTGGCTCGTCATAGCAAGCTCGGCGTCCATCGGAACAAACTCCGATGAAGTCATCTGCACCTGCTTGAGCGTGGCCGAAAAAGACGCGCCGTGCCGGTTTTTATAAGACCGGTCAAACTTTAAGCTGGTGAAAACGAGATTGTTCATCCGCGTTACGCCGATGTATGTGATAACGTCCCGGCGGTCACGCATGGACTTTAGGGCGTTGATTGCCCCGTCGCCCCCGATAATCGTGCCGGAGATGTTCAGCGTACCAGCCGCATTGTTCACATGGTCGTCGATGTCAGCCCCGTCCTCCACGGGGTTGGAGGTGACGGAGCTGCTGTAACTCTCGCTTTCCTTTTCAATTACGCCGTTTTCGAGCGGGATGAAACGGACCGTGCCGCCTTTTCTCCCTCTCAGCACATACGCCATTCTCAATCCCTCCTATCAGTAAGCGTATTGGTTTTTAAGCACCATTCGCTCGCGCTCCTCCTCCCGGAACTCGTTATACAGCTCACGGACGGTATCGCGCAGCGAGGTTTTCAGGTTCTCCGTGGATTCCTCATCCGCGTTGCCCTGAACGATGACGGTAATCTGCGGAGCAAACGCAGGACTGCTGCCGCCACCGCCGCCGGGAACCGGATCTGGGTCTGGGACATCGACGTGCGTACCGTCACCGTCTCCGTCCTCCGTATTCGGGTCGGGCGGGTCAAAGTCGCCCACCACCGGCGTGACAGAATATGTGGCGTCAGCCACCACAGGAGCGGGAGCGTCGCCTACAATCGGGTTCACCTTGAAAGCGGCGTTTGCGGGACCGTTGATTGCGGGCATATCGAACTTGGTCGGAATGGCGTTCTCAATGTCTTTTGTCACGCCACCCATTGTGTTCTCAAAGCCCTGCCCAAGACCAGCGGCCATGTTGTTGCCGATGCCGGCGAACACACGGGACGGGCTGTGGATTCCCAAAAAGCCCTTAACGCCGTCAACGATTCCACTAAAGAACCCTGTTACCTTGTCTTTAATCCATCCTGCCATAGCCGTGATACCGTCCCAGATACCTCGCACGATATTCTTACCGACTTCAACGATAGAGCCAATCAGCGCCCCGATGCCATTTACGATGGCAGAAATAATCTGCGGCAGCTGCGCCACCAGCTGCGGGATGGCCTGAATGATACCTGCTGCCAGCTGGATGAGGACGTTCACACCGGTTTCAAGAATGGCCGGCAGATTCCCGCTGATGAACTCCACGATGGATGTGATGATAATGGGTAACTGTTCAACCAGAATCGGGATTGCGTTGATGATACCGTTCACGAGCATCAGGATAATCTGCGCGCCCTGTTCCAAGAGGATTGGCAGGCTCTCCGTCAGGAACGTCAGGATGCCCTCAATAAGCAGCGGGAGCTGCTCAATGAGCATCGGTATTGCCTCGATGATACCCTGCGCCAGCCCCATCAGGAGCTGCATACCCGCCTCCATGAGCAGAGGGGCGTTCTCTATCAGGGTGTTCACCGCAGACATCAAGCCCTCGATGATGGTCGGAATCAACGTCGGCAGGGAATCGCCGAGGCCAGTCGCCAGATTAGCCACAATCTGAACCGCTGCCTCTGCAAACATGGGCAGCAGATCACCGATTGCTCCGATAAGGCTGTCCACCAGATTAACCGCCGCATCCACAATCAGCGGGACGTTTTCAAGCAGCGTCTCCGCAATAAGGGAAATAGCGTCTACCGCCACGGGAATAAGCTGCGGCAGCAGGGCGATAATGGACGTAAGCACCTGACCGAACACGCTGCCCGCCGTGCTCACAAGGGTGGGCAAAAGCGAACCTATCGCCGGTATAACCTTGCTTATTGCGTCAGGCAGGGCAGCAGCAAGGTTTTCAACTACGGGCGTGACATTTTTCACCACGTTCCCGAAGCTGTCCACCACATTATCGACGAGCATTCCGATGTCGGCATTTGCGTTACCGAGGCCGGCAAGCAGGTTCCCGATTGCCGACTTTGTACTGGAAATAGAACCGGCAATCGTTTCCGACGCCTCTAACGCCGTCGTGCCGGCAATCCCCATATCCTCTTGGATAATGTGAATGGCCTCGGTTATATCTGCGAAATTGGAGATGTCGAACTTCTTACCGGACAGCTTCTCCGCGTCACTCAGCAGCCGCTCCATTTCCTCTTGCGTACCGCTGTAACCGAGCTTGAGGTTGTCCAGCATGGTGAAGTTCTGCATGGAGAATCCACGGTACGCGTTCTGGATAAGCTCAAGGTCTGTACCCATTTTGTTCGCGTTGTCGGACATATCCACAATCGCGCTGTTCGCATAGGATGCAGCCTTGTCAGTGTCGTTGCCGAGAGACTTAATCAGGCTGGCAGAAAAGCTCGTGGTGAGTTCCATGTACTGGTTCGCTGACATACCAGCGGTAGCGTAGGCATTCGCCGCATTTGCCTGTACCGTCTGAGAGGCTTTGCCGAACAGAGTATCAATACCGCCGACAAGCTGCTCATAATCGGAATAGGCAGACACGACCTGCACACCGAGCGCCACAGCTCCTGCGGCGGCAGCTGCGGAAACACCCGCGATAGCAGCCCCCGCACCTTTCAGAACGCCGCCGAGCTTTTCAAACTTGCCGCCGGATTCCTCGGCAGCCTCGCCGAGATTGGAAACATCCTGTCTGGCGCCGCCGGCAGAACCGCCCATGTCGTCTGTTGCTGTGGCGGCCCGTTCTGCGTTTCTGATGTAGTCAGTGAACCTGTCCTTTGCGGACTGGATCGCGTTGCCCAGCCCGTTTCGGATTGTAGAAATCGGGTGCGCAAAACCATTTGCGATGTTCTGCGCACCCGATACAACATTTTCTCTAAAGGCGTTGGCTTGTCCCATTACATAGGAGAAAGCCCCGCCGACGCCGGAGCGCAGGGAGGAGGAAAAGGTATTCCCTCCATCCACGCCGGCAAGGAAAGAACTGCGGAACGCCGAGCCTACGCTGCTGGCCTGCGACTGCAAACCGCCGAGATTGCTCGTGACATTTCGGATGCTCGAATCAGCCTGAGAGCTATCCGCACTGATATTGATTCTGCCGCCGCTGCCCTGCAAATCGCCAAGACTGCTCGTGACGTTGCGAATGCTGGCTTCTGCCTGCGACGTGTTTGCGCGTACATTTATGCTGTACGATACACTGCGGGCTTCATCCACAGTTCATCCCTCCTCTCAATCTTTCTTGTTCCATTCGTCCTGCCAGAGCAGGCGGGCTTGTTCGGTCTCGGAGAACTCATACAGATCCATCTCTTTAAGCTCCGAATAGGTCACGCCGCCCATGCAGAACACAAGCCGCCAAAACCGCTCGTTTTTACGAGCGCGGCTTTTAGCGGCCTTGCGGTTTAGTTCGTTCGCTAAGAAAGGATTCGATCTCGCGCACCAGCTCACCCGGCGTAGCGAGGTCGTCCTGTTCGTCAAAGTATTTCAGACCGGCCTTAGCCACCTCAGCGGGGGCGGTCACACAGCCCTTGATAAGAGCGTCGGCGTACTTCGCCGTGTTCTTCCTGCCGTTGGCAGGGTTGATGTAGAGGTCGGTCAGGTTGGAATACCACGTGAAATTCACACTTTGCAGCTGGTACTCAACGTCGTTGACGACGACGGTTTTTGTTCTTGCCATATGTCAATCCTCCTCTGAAACATTGGCGTTTTATACATTACGCGCGTATAGGCGCGTTAGGGAGACGGAGATACACATTACTCTCTATTCTCCCTATTTACACACTCTATTAAGAATGAATGTTTCAATGTTTCAAATACCTGCAAAAGCCAGTAACGGTGCGGGTTTGAGCCGAAACATTGGCGATACATTGGCCGAAACATTGAAACATTCGGGGCTGAAACATCTGGTTGAATTTCCCGCCTAAACTTAGACTTTCGTGCCTAATACTTGAATTCGGGCGAGATGTTTCAACTCAATGTTTCAGCTATTACAGCTGGATGTCAGGGATGAGGAACACGATGGAGACATCGGCAGCCTCCTTACCTCTCGCCCTGTCAGGCAGCTTCTCCACCATGCAGTTCTGGGCGAAGAAAACGGAGCCGCTGTCGTTGGCGTCCGTGATAGCGAGGTTTGCCATCACGTTCTTCTCGGCGCACTGCTCAAGGTACGCCACGTCAGGAGAATCCTGCAACAGCGTGATGGTGAGCTTGCCCGCCTTGTTCGCATTCAGGATGTAGGTGCTGTCGCCCTTTACACCCTTTTTCAGCGTGACGTTGGCCTCGTCACGGGCCAGCGTGAACATACTCTCGCCGAACATACGGAGCTGCCGGTTGTTGAAAGACACATTGACTTTCATCGGGTCAAACGTAGCTAACATGGTCTATCCCTCCTTTACAGCGTCGCACGGAGGACGCCTTTGGTTTTTACCTGATGGACCGCGCCTGCCAGCTGAGCCTCCCACGTGATGTCGGGCATCACACGGTTACGGCGCTGGTCCTCGGTGCTCTCCGCATACTTCGGAATGACAACGGTGAACACGCCGGTCTTGCTCTCCGGGTCGCGGGCGATGATATTGAGGTCTGTGGCCTCTGCCAGAGCCTGCAACACTGCCGTGCCAATCATGCCGAACCCGTCATCACCATAGTTGATGTTGGCGTTTTCAAGCAGGATGTCGTAGAGCAGGTCGCGCATACGTTTGGCGATCCAGTCCCCGCCGAGAACCACGTCGATGAACTCACCGTTGAGGCAAGTGCCGTCCTTGACGTACTGGCGCTTGTACTCCTCGGTCAAGAAGTTCACGTGGTTTTCAAGCAGGGTCTCCCGCTCGCCGTCGGTGAGCAGGGGGAGCGTGATGAGCTTGGTCGTGGAGGCGTTGCCGTCCTGCGGACGCTTGAACTTCCACGTTACGCTTGTGGGATAGAACGGCCCCACGTTGCCCGTATAGGAGGCGTCAGGCTCCTCATTCAGATTGTCTGCATCGGCGTAGATGACAGCAGCGCGGGCGGTGTTGCACACGAACGCCTTGTTGCTGGTCTGACCCATGTAGAACTTGCGGTGATCTTCCACGCCCGCTCCCAGCTCTGCCTCGCTCGGCTCGCTGGCCTCTGCAAACTTCGCCAGAGCGATGACATACTCGTCCTCGTCCTTATCTGTCAGGAGATAGTACCAGTCGTTGTCAACCTCGGACTGGAACTTCTTAATCTGCTCGATGAAGCTCTCCGCAGCGGTTTTCGCGTCCTTGCCGTTGGTGAACTTGGCGGTAGGAGCGGTACACTCGGTAGTCACGGGCTTGGACAGGTGTTCATCGGTGAACACGTCCACGGTTTCGGGAATAGTGTCTGCTTCGCCCTCCTCGGTGGCGGTAAAGGTCACGGTCGCATCGGACACCGCAGCGGAATAGGTCTTGCCGCCTTTGGTGAAACTTGTGCTATTGAACAGTGCGGCGAGGTCGTTTGGGGAGGTCACAGCGGAAGACGTGGTGATCTTCACAACGGCCTTGCTGTCCCCGCCAAAACGGAACCAGAGGCTCTTTTTTGTGGCGATGTCAACAGACCCGCTAAAGGTGCAGACGAGCTTTGCGGCCGCAGCCACAACGGGGCTGGCGGGGTCAAAGCTGACGATTTTGAACTTGCTCACGAGGCTGGTAGCCAGCGTGGTCTTGCCCTGATTAAGCAGGGTGGTAGCCTTGCGCACGACCTTTGCGTTAGGGCAAGCACCCTCCGGGCCGTACACGGCTTTTACGCTCTCAACATCTCTGTACGTTCCGACCGGATAATCCCCGGTGGTAGATACAAGGAGAATGTCGAGGCTTTCTTTCTCGCTGGGCAGCGCGTCCCGCTGCACAACGACAATTACGTCTTTTGCCATTTGGCGATTCCTCCTTTATTGCTTAATATCCCCTATGGGGTTTCCCGGACGCTCCACCAGAGTGGCGGGCATCGTGTCGGTTCGTACATAGGAGAAGCGAATATCGAACCCGTACCTGCGTATCGTGTCCTCCACGAAAAAGCTGGATCGGCTTGCGACTGACCCCACATTGACTATCACGACCTCGCCTTGCTCGGTTTGGATATTGTGGGCGTTGAGCAGGAAAAAACCGTTTGCCTTTTCCGCGAGTTCAAGTGCCTCGTCCTCGCCAAAGATGTAGCCGTCCTCGGTTTCCCGATTCGTGCTGCAAAAGGTGAACGACATGGTAGCCGACACCTGTTCGGAACGGACGAGCAGCGGCCCGTCGGAAGTTTCAATAATCTCCCGCAAGCCGAACGAATACTCCGGTATTCTCGGAGCGAGAACGCTATAATAGCAGTATGGGTATTCGGGCATATCTGCGATTTGCTCTGACAGGTTGACAGGACAGCCGATGTGGGCCTCCAACCCAGACACAATCGCGTTACGGGCCTGAGCGAACGTCACTTTTTCACCCCCTCCACGATATAGCGGACCATCGGGTGGATGGAATTGTGGGAGAGTTCCTGCGTGACGGTGTATTTCTGCCCGTCATAGGTGTCCAGAATGATTTGCCCCGGCTTAATTTCCACGGGGTCATCGGTGTAGAGCTTCTGAGAATTGTACGTGTACGACCCCTCCGGCAAGCGTTTCAAGTCCAAGTTGGAAAGCGGCATCACAATCCCCCAAAAGGACGTTACCGGCTCGTCAACAGGTCTGGACTGCCCGCCGGCTGCGGGGTCGCGCACGAACGTCCTGTTGGAAACTGTCAGTATGTGCAGCAGCGCCCTCGGCAGTTTTGGAGTTGCGAAAAACATGGGTCATACCTCCTCAACCTTGTATGTGATACGGTCGCGGATATGCGTACCGGTCTCATACAGCGTCGTGTGCTGCGTTTTCTTGGTGAAATCCGACTGCGGCTTTACCCGGTTGTCGTCGATGAAGTTCTGCACCATCTGGGCCGCCTGAGCGCCAATGGCGTTGGCGGCGGCATCTGCGGAGGTCTGTCCAGACAGCACCTTTCCGATTGCACCTGACACGATTTCACCCAGCTTGGCTTGGTCTGCATCAAAGCTCGCCCGGATAAAGGACCGTTCCGGCAGTTTCTCTGTGCCGTACTCGTGGGCGATGGCGATTTTTAGAACTTCGGAATCTACGCCGCCGACAAGACCCACGAGGATCTTCTTGCCGGCCATATCGTCGCAGGCTTTTTTCAGCCGCTCGAAATCGTTCAGAATAACATTGACATCCATAATCAATACCTCCGATACAGGTTTACGAGCTGCATCCACTCCGATTTCTGTGTCTTGTCGAAGTTCCACGTCACATCGGAAATGGAGAACGAGCTGAGGCCCTGCGACCCGTTTTGCAGGTTCGTGTACGCCTGCGACACCATATCCCACACAAGCCCCTCAAGGTCTGCGGGGAGGGTTTGCGGCTCGTCATCGGTGGCGTCTTTCGGCAGGACGTACCCAGCCGTGTAGCTCACCTCGATAACGCGCTTCGGCGCAACGATGTCATACGCCAGACCTTTTCGATACCCGGCTTTCAGCCATCCCTCGTCACGGTAGATAACTCCCACATCTCCGGTTTGAGAATAGTCATAGCGGTTCGGGTTTACCAATCGGCCCTCCTCCTTGACATACTCAACGCTGATAATGGGGTATTCTACCGTGACGAGTTCCTGCTGCCCATCCGCGTCATACCACTGACGGTACGAGCGTTTGCCCAAATGTCTGCCGGTCTGACGCTCAATCCACGAAGAAGCCTTATTTATCAGCAGTTCGACAATCAGGTTGACCTTTTCGTCCTCGATGTTGGATAAGCCGAGCATTAGCTTCATTCGTTCAAGGGTAGTCAATGCGTTCTCTGCAAGCATAAGGGCCTCCTAAATGGGGCAACGACGGCTATTCGCCGTCGTCGCTGTCTTCTTTCGGCTCGTCCTTTTCGACGGGCTTGGTGGTTCTGGTGCGCTTAGTCTCCTTTGCGGGGACCTCAGCCTTGTTGTCGGTAGGACCCGGCTGCTGTTTATACACGCGAGACATAATCAGCCCTCTTTACACGGGCTGGACGGCATTGTCGCCCAGCGCAATCGCACAGGCGGCTTCGCACTTAGGAGACGTGCCGCCGGCGCAGTTCACGGTGACGGTGATCTTGATGAATTTCTTACAGCCCGCAAGGTCAAGGTCGAGGTTGTGCAGCTCGTTGCCGGACTTGTCGGCAGTGAGGGTGATAGCGCCCTCACCATCGGCAGTGTGGTCGATGAACACGTGCTTGTCCTTGACAGCGGTGTAGCCGCCTCCCTGAGTGTCGCACTCAGTAACGGCAATCTTCACGGTGATTCCGGTAGGATCACCGGTGGCAGAGCCGAGGGACACCGCGAGGACCCCAGAAAGGAATCTCTCGCGGTCGATGGCGTCCCCGCTCTTATAAGGAATCACCTTGATGTTCTGGATGAGTTCTCTTTTCATATTCAGCTACCTCCTCACACATTACACAGGGACGGAGACCTTAGTAGCCACGGCAAAGCTCTCGTCGTGACGCAGGCCGGTGTCCACGTTGTTGATAGCACGGATGAGGGTCTGGTCGTTCTCGAAAGCGGAAACGAGGTTGCCCGCGTCATCCGTCCAAGAACCCTCGCGGCTGGTTTCGATTTCCAGTGCGCCCTGCTCGCCGATAACGAGGTCGTTCCAGTTGCCGAACACAATCTGGGTCTTGCCGCCGGTGGTTTCGAGCAGGTTGGTGGTCTTGTAGGGGTAGCCCACCAGAGTACCGTTCTCATTCATCTCCTTAGCGAAGATGAAACCGCCGACCTCATCGCGCAGGGACTTGAAGAACTGCTCCACGCTGGTGTTGAACACGAAGCCCAGACCATCGGCGTAAACATTGTTCTTCAAAACGGACGCCACCAGATAGTTCGGGAACGCAGCAGTCAGGACGCCCTGATTGCTGGAATACTCGGTATCAATGCTGGTAACGTCGATGTTGAGCACACCCTTGTTCTTGGTGATGCCCAGAGGCTGGAACTCGCCGCCGGTGCCGAGCAGTGCGCCGTAGTCAACACCCAGAGCCATCTGCTTGGTAACGTCCTGACCGACGATGACATCATTGTCAAAGTTGGTGGAGCGGAGCAGGTCGTTGCTCATGGGGATGAGGGCGGTCAGCTTCTTGGCAGACAGCTTGAGGTTGCCGAACTTGGGTGCGCTGCGGGAAATAGCGCGGTTCTCACCGGCAAACAGAGCACGGGAGCCGGTCTTAATCTTGGGGATGTTCAGGTTGCCGTTCGCCATCCCCAGACGGCGAGCGCCGAGGCTGTAAATGACGGTGGACGGATAGAGCAGCTCGATGATCTCGTTGGCGTACACCTCGGGAACGAGATAGCCGCCGTCGGCGGGAACGGTAGCGGACAGCGCCTTGAACTCGTGCGCCATATCCGCATCGCCGAACTTGCGCTCGGCGGTGAAAGCCGCTCTCTCGATGTCGCCGCCAGAGGCGTGGATGCACTTCACAGCGCGGCCAAACATACCGTATGCAGTCTTGCGGCGCTCAGGCGCGGACATGGACGCGATACGGGTCTGGAAAGAGTTCTGCTTCACGCCGTCGGGACCGGAGCCGGTAGAAAGAAACAGGTTGGCATACTTGCGCTCGGGCTGCTTCTGAACACCGGGGCCGCCGGACTTCTTCTCGCCAGCGCCAGTGGCGCTCTTGACGCCCTGACCCTCAAGGGCCGCGATGATGGCAGCGATGAGTTCAGGGGAAACGCCCTCGCCCTCTCCCTTATCACCGCCAACAGGGTCGGCAGTAGGAGCGGGAGCGGGATTGGCAGTGGGGTCATTGGTGGCGGTGGGGTCAGCCACGCCGCCCTCACCCTCAAGGATAGCGGTCACTTCCGCAAGGATCTCCTCGGTAGAAATGCCGTCAGACACGGCCTCGCCTTTCTCCTTGCAAGCCTTTCGCTTCTCGTCGAGGTTGGTAAACACTTTGGCAATCAGCTCAGCGAGCTGTTCCTGAGTAAGTTTCATTTCAAATTCCTCCTTGTGTTACGGGATAATCTCGAAGACAATCTCCGATTTCTTGGTTTGCTTGACGGGGTTGTTGGACTTCACGATGTTGTTCTGCACAGGCGGGTCATCAGGTGCGGTGGGTTCCAGAAACGGGCCGAGAATGTCAGCCAGCTCACGGACTACCGCGATGAAAGGCTTCAAAGCGTCCAGTCTTGCGCGGGTGATTTTGCCCGTTTTGACTTCGGTTCTAAGGCCCTCCACCAAAGACTTGACCTCATCAATTTTAGCTTGGTCGTTCATCGCCCAAGTGACGATGGAAACTTCCCAGAGCTTGATTTCTTTCAGCCGGCGCACACCCTGCTCGCTGTCGTAATCGAACTCAACAGCGTCATAGCCGATGGACAGCTCATTCAGAACACCGTCTTTCATAAGCGTCTGAATATCGCGGCCTTTGGCGGTGTCGCTGATTTTGCCCCGGATGAAAAGACCCTTATCATCTTCACGCAATTCCAGCGGCTTGCCGATTGGCAGTTCGCAATCGGTGTGTTGCGACAAGATTTTGATGCGGCCAAAATCCTCCCTGATGGTCTTGGAGAATGCGCCTTTTTCGATGATGTCGCCGCCGCTGTCCTTGTTCCCAAACACAGCAGCGTACCCGGAGAACTCGCCGCTCTCGTCCGCACTTTCCAGCTCGAACTTAAACGACTTATACTCGCGGGTTGCCGGCGCTTTTCCAGCAGTACGTTTTCCCTTGCTTGCCATACGGTTTTCCTCCTTTCCTCAGAGTTTAGGGCATCTTAAAAACCGCCGTATGTCAGATAACACCGGCAGTTGATAAGCTCCTCGGGGCGAGGGTCATTCGGGTCACGCGGATAGCGCAGCCCGTTTGAGAACTTGGCGTCAATCGCCACCGTCTCGCCGTCCAATATGATGTGGTTCGGTCCGTGAGAGCCATCACGAGGATTTTTCTGCGGCCTGTGATGCCACGTCTTTGTCTTAGCACCGGCGGCTTTCATTGTGTCAAATTGACCTGTCGCCAGTGCGGTCATGGTTTCCTGTCGGGCAATCAGCTTTGCCCGTGCTTTGGTTGCGCCCATCGTGTCCTGAATGGATTCACGCAGGCTGATTTGGCTGAGGCCCTCAGAGACACCACGGACGATGATGTCCGCAATCTTGTCCCGTGTAGTGCGCTCGATACCAACAATGCGCTTGCCGCCATTGATTTTGGCAGACGATACGAACTCTGGGCGGTCAAGGCTCGTCAAGCCGTAGCTTTCCTCGCTGAGCGCAGCCCCGTCGTCGTAGGTCTTGCGCCACAACGGATTAAACAGGCCCATCAGCTTTTCAGCTTCTTTGTTCCAGTCGAGCAGCCCTGCCGCTATTGCGTCGGCAAGCCGCTGCTGTTCAATCTCAGGCAGCTGCGCCCACAGGTCAGGGTCAAATGTGCCGTCTGGGAGCAGATATTCGGACAGCTCCGAGAACACGTCAGAGCTATCGGCCTTTACCGTGTTGCCGAGGGCTGCCGCTATCGCGGCCTGCTGGTCAGCAAAGTGTTTGGACACCGCTGCCTCAAACAGCCGCTCGTTTTTCTGTACTGCCACAGCTTCACGCCGCAGCATGGCTGCGACGTTCATGCGGCGGGATTTCTCGCCATACACAGGACCGTCAGACAGCGCTGCCAGATCCTCCTGCATCATGGACTGCGACAGCTCTGCGGGGTCGTCTGTTTCGTTCAGGAACAGGTCGTTGATGGAAACCTTGTAGACATCCCCGCCGTCAACGTCAGGCAGGTCGAGCAGCTCTCTTGCCTCGTTCTTGGTGATGAGGCCGGCGTTGTAGGCGTCAAGTGCTTTACCTTTGTCAAACTCCTTATCGTAGGGGATAACATGGTCAAAGCGCCACACAAGCCCGCTCCCAAACATCGGGAGAAGCTGCGTGTTGATTGCCTCCTCACGCATCCGAATCCTCGATGTCAGGACGTTCTTGGCGTAAATGTACTGCGCTGCGTCAGCGGTGGAGCGGTTGCTGTTCTCGGTAATGCCCATGATTTCACGAGGAACACCGAAGTGTTCGAGAACTGCGTCTCGCATGGCAATACGGCTCTCAATGAAGCCGAGGTTCTTACCATCGGTGCTGCCAAGCTCCTTTACATCGACGTTGCCGGAGAGGGCTGCCGCACGGTGGCTGTTCTCTACGCCCCGGTGCTTCTGATTCCAGCGGGCCAGAAAAGCGTTCCGCTGCTCATCAGTAGCGTCAGGCATGAGGAATACCACGGGCGGTGTAGCGTCGTTATAGAAGAACCGCTTTTGGAACTTGGCGGCATATTCGTCGATTTCCACCTCGTCCGCGATGCTTTCCGCAATACCCAGACCGCGCAGGAAAGGGTCGAGCGGGTTCAGCTGCTTCATCACGAACATATCGTCAACCGGCACGGTCATTGTCAGCCCGCCCGATGAGACGATTTGGTACGTGGGGTTGCCGAGGTACGGCGTCAGCTTCACCCAATGCGGAGGCACGTTCCACAACTCTACCGGCCTGCCGCGTTCATCCCGCTCGATGAGGAAGAAACTCTCACCCACGAGCATGAGATAGATTTCATGCAGCCGCCAGATCGCCGAACTCGTCATCTCGTACAGCGGGTTCGGGTGGTTCATAAAGTCAAGGAACGGGTGGCTTGTCACCTCAACCTCTGTCCCGTCCTCCTCAACACGCATCAGCTTTCCGCTGATGTTTGCGAGGTCGCTTGCGATACGGTCAACGACCGCAAGGCGGGGACTGGTTGAAAACATATTCAGCCATTCGGCTGTGTTCATAGAGGGCGGTCTTGCCCAGCGCGAGACGAAACTGTCGCTTCCGCCCTGATAAGCGTCTCGCACCTGTTTTCGTCTGGTTATTTCGATATTGAATATTCTCATTTCACACCTCATCCAAAAGAGAAGCCGAACTCCGGTTTCCCGTTTTCTAACTCCAAATAGGCGTTCGCCGAGGCGTCCACCATATCTTTCAGCTTGCCGACGGGGAAGTTTTCAAGCTGCCTGAAATAGTCATCGTTCCAGTCAGCCATCTTCACGTCCACGTTACCGGCAAGCCATTGAGAGGAGAAAGGCTCGGCGCGGGTCACTTTGTCCCCGCTTTCCAGTGAGGTTGTCACGGTATAGCCGCCGAGCATCCGAACAAAGCTCTGTGCTTGGTCTTTGCCTGCCTGTCCGGGGTCCTGCGGCAGCCGAACTGTGACGTTGCCATAAAGCGCATTGTCGCTGGCAGCGGTATTCAGAATGAGCTGACGCACATCAGCGCCATTCTCACGGACGTTGATGACATCAGCAACGAATACACGCCCATTCTTCCGTTTGCCAAGCAAAACACCGGCGGTATAGGCGCTTTCGTCGCCCCGCCGGTTGGTGCGCATGGCCTGCGGCATACCCTCCAACTCGTCCATCTCGCCGGGGGCTGTGGCAGCCAAGTCCCATGCTCGCACCCACTTGACAACATCGGTCGGGGTGGAGCGGAACATCTGTCCGACTTTGGAGCGTTTGAAGTAGTGGCCCGCAGACCGCCTGATTTTCCAGTTACCATTGAGCAGCTGTTCTTGGTCGAACTCGGACATGGCTTTCAGTGCGCCGATGTAGCCGGGGTCGTGTTTCATCATGGCCGCGTTGTCCGTCAGCTTTGCGCTGATGAACGACACGGATTTTACTTCCTCCATTTCCTCTGGGCTGTATAGATGAAACTCCTCATACAGCTGTTGCGGTGTGTCAGCCCAATGGATGATGTTGTTCCTGCGGATGAAGTAGCGCAGCTTTCCGCATCTGCTTTCATCGGCGTACCCTGTTTCCGGGTCGATCCACCAGTCGATGAACCGAGCCACCCAGCTTTCGCCGTCGGGGTTGCAGGTCGCTCGAATGTAGGGGCGGACCCCACAAGTCGAACGGTTACGGGAGAACATATAAAAGAACTGGCTCTCCGTGAAATGGACAAGTTCGTCAAACATTAGGAGCGGTATCTGGGAACCTTGCCAGTTGTATTTCTCCTTTTCGTAGAACATGTGAGCGAATGTGACCTTTGCGCCAGACTGAAATCTCCACTGGACGTTCGGCGTGAGAACGCTGGACGCCCCCAGATGCGGGTATATTTCTTGGCTCGTGGCGTAAAGACCACCGGCGCTCATAATTTGCGGACGGGACTGCCGGAAAATGACTGCCTCGAACAGCTTGTTGTCGATGTGTCTCAGGCACTCAAGCAGGAGGGCGTAGGTCTTGCCGCCGCCAGCCGCGCCGCCGTAAATGCAAATATCAGCGGGGGAGCGCAGAAACATTTCCTGCTTGCCCTGCTGAGGCCGAATAATAATTGGTTTGTTACTGGTTTTTTCCGTCTTTTTTCTCACGTGCGTCACCTACCTCCGAATCTCTCTCAGGCAGGTAGATCTGAACTTGCGGCTGAACAGAAACCGGTGTGCCGGTTATCTTCGCCTCGACCGCTTTTCGGTCGTTGAAGAAATCACCGCCGTAGACTTTGAGCGCATAAATGATAGCGGTCGTGTCCCCACTGGACACCCGCTCCATTAACTTGTTTTGGCACATCGCCACAACAGACAGGCGCCCCGCTTTGATTGCCTTTTCCAAAGCGGGGTGCTCCTTTTGGAGTTTTTGCAGCGTCCGTCGCGTGATGTCAAATACGTCGGCAATCTCCTCCATAGACTTGCCCTGCATAGACAGAGACTGGATGATGGCGAGATTGTTTTCTACCTCACCGGCTTCTACCCACTGTTCAAACAAGTCCTTTCTCTGACGCTTGGCATCAGACATACCTCTCCGCTACCTTTTCGAGCAGCTCGCGCATCAGACCACCGTGCTTGTTGTGCTTAAAGCCGCCGGGGTACTCGATGTTCAGCTCTTTTTCCAGATACTCCTCGTAAACTTCCGTCGGCAACTGCTTGGGTAGCGAGCAGGCGCAGTAGATGTAGCCAGCGTTGCAGGCGAGTACCGCTACACTGTCGAAGTAGTTTTCGAGGAGGGCGACAAAGCTCTCACGGGTGTGGAACTTCTGCTTGAAAACGATGCCGTTTGTCACGCCGAGGGTGTAATTCTTGTCGTCCAGATACCAGAGACAGTCACCAGCCCCGGCAGACAGCTTCGTCTTGTCGTATGCCTTTTCAACGTAGGCAAGGTTGCGGGTGCAGGTAATCAGCGTACCCGTGGATTTCAAGACGGCGTTGCAGGTCGTAAGCACGGCCTTTTCAAACTCATCGTCCACTACGGAGTTGATAACCGCCTCCAACACGCAGTAGTCAAACAGCCCGTGGGCCTTGACCTGCTTCTCGGCGTTGAGGATGTTGGCGATGATGCCTTTCATATCCAGCTTGTTCGCGCCTTTCACCATCAGGGACGGCTCGTAGGCGTGGATATTGTAGCCCTTAGACTTGAGCATCTTCGGGTAAGCCATTCGGCCCGCGCCGATGTCGATAAGGCTGTCCGACTTCTGCAAGCGGGGGATGACATACTTCTCATACAGAACAGAGGCGTTGGATTGCCGGCCATCGGTACTCAGGCGCTTAGGCTGCGCCAAGAACTGGTGGTAGGTCTTAACGCCGAGGTTGTCGAAGTTGTACTTGCCGTACTCTATGCCCATGCACTCAAGGAACTCGGCAACGTCCTCGTTCGGGATAGCATAGCTCAGAACGCCGTAGCCCAGCTTCTTGGAGCAGTAGGCGTATTCAGCGTTAAGAATGACATTCCCATCCCCGTCGGTCACGACGCTGCCCCATTCTCCGTAGCGGGACATCAACTTCGTGATTTCGGAGCAGATGAGCACATTCTTCGGCTCGCTCTCAATGTGTACCTTGTCGGACGGGCAGTAGTGGTAGCCGCCCACCGTGAACTCCTCAAGGCGAACGGAAGTCTTGCTCGTCTCGATGGAGTTGTGCATGAGGTTGAACAGGATCTCGTCCTGCAAATTCGGGCTATTGATTCTGATGCACGGCAGATATTCCAGCCCAATCGCCGTCGCAGCTTTCTTTCGCTGATGGCCGGCGGTAATCACGTTATTGGTGGCGTTGACGATGAGCGGCTTCACCATACCGAAACGGCGAATGCTGTGCTGCAACGCCTCTAACGCCTCCGGGGTAATGGAGCGGGGGTTGTACTCAGACCCCGTGACCTCCCCGATAGGCACTTTCTCTACGAAATCAATCACGGTTCTCCACTCCTTTCAGAAGATAGTCGGCAAAGCTGCCGCTCAGGATTGCACCGGAATCAATGTACTCCTGATACTTGGCGTTCATGCGGTCAAGCTCCACCTGAGAGATGAAGAACGACACGTCGCCAAAGCGGAACTGGCAGAACGGCAGGACCGCCTTAGATTCTTTTTTCTTAGGCTCGCCGTCGTCAGCAGCGGGAGCCACGCTCTCCACAGCAGGAGCAGCGGGGCTGTCGGCAGTCGCAGGCGCGGGAGCAGGGGTGTCGGCATGGCTCACAGGTTCGTGGTACGAAACCTCCGGTGCGCCAATTTCATCATCACCGCCCTCAACTGCATCATTTTCCGCACTGATGATGGAGTTGCTGTCGATTGTGTGGACGGTAGGTTTCTTGGGCTTTGGCCTTTCGTTGACGCCCATAAAGTTGAACGCGGGGATTTTGATTTCGGCCTGCTCAGGCTCGATGTCAAATACCTCCGTAGTCAGCTCAAAGCGTTCCAGCAAGAGCTGGTTTTCGTCGAGCGTCAGGTCAACGAGGGAAAGTTCCTCCTTGAGCTTCTCGAAGTCCCAATCGCTGTATTCGCTGGTCTTGTTGTCCACCAGACGGAACAGGTTGATCTGCTCATCAGTCAGCTCGTCCGCTACGATACAGGGGACAGTCTGAATACCCATCTCGCGGCAGGCGCGCACACGAGTGTGGCCGGCGACGATGGTGTAATTCATGTCCACAACAACAGGGAACAGGAAACCGAACCGCTCGATACTGTACTTGACCTTTTCAACCGCGAGGTCGTTGTTGCGCGGGTTGTTTTCGTAATCTCTCAGTCGAGAGACGGAAATCTCTCTGATATTCATTCTGCCTCACCTCCTGTCAGGAACATGACAAAGCCCAGATAGGTTTTGTTCTTGCTGATGTAGTCGTCGTAAACCGCTTTCAGGCGGGCGTACTCGTCCTCGGTGATAGGCAGCTCATTGTTGCCGAAAATGAGGAACTTGTTGTCCTTGAAGAACTTGCGGTCACGGTTCGGGGTAAAGAACGTGGTCTTGAAGTCAAGGCCGATGCCGCTCAGCTCCTGATGCAGCTTGCCGACATCCCACGTAGAATACTCGTGGCTCTTATTGTCGATGATACGAGCCAGCTTTGCGTCCTCCTCGGACAGATTCTGAACGATGCAGGGTACTTCCTCCATCCCCAGCTGCTTGGCAGCTTTCAGGCGGGTATGCCCCGCGATGATGACGTTGTTCGGGTCAATCGTGATGGGGTTCAGGAACCCAAACTCACGGATACTCTCGGCGACTTTTGCCACGCCCGCGTCATTCCGTCGGGCGTTTCCCTCATACTCGATGAGGTCGTCAACCCTCTTGTAGACAATCTCCATGTTTCGTCCTCCTTGTAACTGAGCATAAAAAAAGGGAGCTGCACACACTCGTACAGCTCCCATGTTTTACTGTATTAGGTTTTAGAACAGGCCCCACTCGGCGAACGCCTCGAAGCCTCCCGCGTCCTTGATGAACTTGCGGGCGATTTCCACGATTTCGTGGTAGGGCTTTCCGTCAATCTCATCGTCTCCGATGGCGCAGCACAGCTCCACCGGCTTGCCGGTTTCCTGTGCCTTGAGAAAAGCGTAGATGTTGACGGACACATCAGCTTTGGACAGGTCCTTGCCATGCAGCCCACCACCGGTCACAGAATCAGCCATATCGGAGCCGAGCTTGCGGTTGGTGGCGCCTGTGTCCACGTCCGTACCGCCAGTCCAATCGCCGAGCGGGTTGATTTCGGCGGTGGGGTACAGCTGCTCGATGTCAGCCCTCGCAGCGTTGCTCTGGCAGATGATGAGCTTATCCCCGCTCAGAATGTATTTTCCGTCGCAGGGGTACTTCTGGTAAATGTCGCGGGCAATCGCGGAGAGCGTCTTCTGCTCGTCCGTGAGCGGCATTCCCTTGAAGATGCCGTTATCGCCACAGCGGAAACCGGCCTGCTGGTTATCAGCGAGGTGGGCGTCCTGCGGAACGATGCAGAGGTCGATTTGCACGAACCCCGCAATACGGTGGATGGCATTGTGGATCGCCCTCAGCACCTCTGGCCGGAGCATGGGGGCGGAAGTCTCAACGATGGCGTGGCACACACCATGCCCGATGAGAACCTCAACTGCAACTTTGGGGTCATCCTGAACCTGATAGGCCAAGTCCACGATAGCGCCGGCAATCCTGTCGGCGATTTTGTCCGGGTGGGACGGGTTTACTTTCTCAATCATGGTATCAATTCCTTTGCTTGATTTTTTCGTTGCCGTTCAGCGGAGGCCCAAGCAGGTCACAGTCCGCGTCAGGCGGGTCCTGAACGTAGCCGTAGTGGTTTGCGTAACAATAGGCGCAACCGTTGCGGCAGGTGCTGTATGCGCCAATATCGACGCTCTCAACGCACTGGCACAGCCCGCGCTGATTGCGGTCTTTCGGTTTGTCAACGCCGAACATCTTGCCGTCTACGCAGCTGGAATGGGGCAGCCCCAGTTCCTCCGCACAGGAGGAGAGGACAATCCCGTGCTGGGCGGCTATCTCGGATAGCTGCTGCGCCAGCTCTGTCTGCTGCTCTGTTGTGAGCGGCTGGATATTCAGCGGTCTGAGGTCTACCGTGCGGTACGAATCCACGAAACTCATAACGGCCTTTGAGGTGTAGCCCTCCAATTCCTCCGCGATTTTCGTGAACGCCCGAATGTGGTAGTCCCAAGTGTAGCAGTCATTCAGGAATACCGGGTCATATCGCCAGATGGCTTTATCAGCCCCGATTCTCTTGAACGCCGGTATCACGACCTCATGCTTGTCGGGGATGTTCTTCTCAACGTCCCGACCATAGGGTGTGATGGTGTACTGGAAATAATATTTGAATGCGTCCAGCTCGTGAATCCTGTTGAGCATAGGCGCGGCATTCTTAGTCCAAAAAACGAACCCGTCTACTTTGTCGGGCGTGAGTGAAACACGTCCGACTTGTAGAGGGTTGTATGGGTTTCTAAGGAGGACAAATCCTTTCCCAACACGGTTGTAAAACCACTCGGAAAACAGTGCCGGGATGTCAGTCCGCCTGCTTGCGCTAACGATCATAACGGCATCCCATCCTTTAGGTAGTTTGCGAATATCCAGTTGCGGCAGGACCGCTGCTCTTTGGTGTAGTTCCCCGGAGGGTTCGGCACGTAATCCCAGAAGTGGATGCGGCGGGCATTCGTGATGTGCAGCTTGATTCTGTCGTTCTCAACTCTGACTTCGGAATTGCTGTCAGGCACGAATGCCACATGGGTGTTCAGCTCCCACACAAAGCCGTCGCTCAAACCGCAAAGGTAGTATGCTTTGGCGTGTGGGTGCTGCTTGACGATGATGTCAACGACGGCGTTGGACTTGTGCAGCGTTCCGTAATAGACGCGGTTGTCCTTGTCGCCGATGAAACATTTTGCGCAGCACTGCGATATATCCACGTTGCGGATGTCTCGGAGCCAGAAGAAGTTGCACTTCTTCAAAATCTCCAAGTGCAAGTGCATGGGCGCGTGCTTAATTATAAAATCCGACGGTATCATTTTATCACTCTCCTATATGACGGGTCAATGACAGCTTTGTGACACGACGGCCACCTCCGCTATCTCGGGGTTTTGCGCCTGAAAAAACTCCCCAAGCGCGTAAAGTATCGTCTCACAAGCCCCCGGCAGAGCAGGGTGGAATGCAAAGCCACACCCGGACATCGCGCTCTTGACCGCGACAAACTCACGGTCAAAGCCGCTCACACGGGTTCTGGTGGCTTTCATTCTGCGCCCGTGGTCATCAAAGCTCTCAAACAGGGCGTGGGAGAGCGGGTTGCCCGCGCTCACTGATTCGCCCACCGTCAGCTTTGCGAGGGTGATTTCATAGCCGCCCGGAATCGAACCGGTCAGTGTGAACGATGAGACGTTCGTTACATAACTCGGCAGCGGATTCAGCCCGTCGTAGGGCTGCGGCTCAAAGTTTTTAATCATTTTGTTCTACCTCCTTATCTTTCAACTGCTCACGCAGATGTTCACGCAATTCCTGACGGACCATCGCGGCCTCAACGTCATTGTGCGTAGCGTTCTCAACAAGTACCTGCCAACTGCCGTCGCTCGTCTTGAATGTGTGAACTTTCCGCTTTGCGCGGAGAGCACTCACCAGATCCACCGTGTATTTCAGAACACAGCAGACCAAAATCAAAAAGCCAAGCCAAATCCACGGGCTGGAAAAGATAAACTTCAAAAACTCCATTACTCATCTTCCTCCAATTTCAGCCGAGCTTCAAGCTCGGTGATGCTCTGCAAAAACGCCATGCGGCAGGACAGCTCGCTTTCCTCGACCGCCACGCGCAGACTTTTCAGAGCCTCCGCTACCGGCGTGTCAAAACTGTACTTCTGGAAGACCACGCCTCTCCGGTCCTCTGTGGTAAAAATCTCAAACGCATCACCCTCTCGAATGCCGAGGCTCCTGCGAACTTCGCGCGGGATGACAACCCTGCCGAGGTCGTCAATTCTGCGGATTATACCTGTTGCTTTCATCGCACTGTTCCTCCTGTCATAATTCGTATTCTTTGTGGTGGGCAGTCTTGCCCTTATATTTGACCGAGGGCTTGACCCAAACCACCTTGCCGGACTTGTACCGGCGCAGGTGGCCTCGGACGTTGACCTCGTGGTCGGGTTTGGTGTAGCCGCGCTTCGCCTGTTCGGGCTTTACCAGTGCCGTGCTGTCGAAGTCAGTCACGGTGTAAATGCGGCGAATGAGCGGCTGCCGCACCTGCGCTGTGCGCTTTTTCTTCTTGTGCTTGGCAGGGCGGCGCTCAATGCGCTGCTCAACTTTGACCTCCTCCCGGTAGTAAGCCATGAACAGCATGAGCGCATGGTACTTCCGGGCCTCTTTCCTGCACGTGTCATCCATCGAGAGGAGAACACTGAGCAGTTCCTGATCCACAACCGGCTGACTGCCCATCGGGGCGATACGGCGGTTCCTGATTTCCGTAGTGGCAGGGTCATAGTCAAACATCACAACCGGCGGGAGGTTCGGCTTCACGGTGATGTAGACCGCCATCTCCACCCAGCTGCCCTTGCTCTCGAACGTGAATTCGATTTGCTCCTCGCAAAGCTCCACCACACCCGATTCCATCGGAGCCAGAAACTTCTCGCGGTCGAGCCATTTGAAGTTGTCAAAATACCAATCCAGCACCCGCTCCATGCGAGCGTTGCTCGTGACGATAATGCGGTCAGCTGTGTTGCGGTTCATCGTCAGCCCTCCTTTCCCTCGAACTGCCTGTGGTAGAAATCTGATAGAATGCTTTTTGCTGCGAGAATTCCCTGCTTGTAGCCCTCCTCGTACTTGAAATTACCGCTCCGACCATACGGGTTGTTCTCGGCTTTCCGGGTGAGCAGGTCTTGCAGCATTTCGTATTGCCACTTAGTCATGCCATACCTCCTCAACGAAAGCGCCGTTCTTATCGACCCACACATTCCTGCCGCCGAGCTTCGCAATCCGGCAGTCCTTACTGCGCATCTCCTCAGCTTTTTCTGCGGCGGGGTCGTGCCACTGCAATCCGCGACTTTTGTAGAGCGGAATCCAATGCTCGCTGTAAAAATCGTACCCTGCGCCGTCGATGCCGAAGAAATAGCCCCACTCCTCGTGCTGGTAAATGCGGAACCCGCAGTCGGACATCACCCGAATACCATCCGCATACCCAAGCCAGTAGTCGTCGCAGGAATCGCCAAAGCTCCACATCGTTCCCCACATTGGGAGCGTGTCTTCGTCCACGACTTCCAAATTGTCAGGCTCCACGAGAATGGACGGGCCGCCGTCCAGATCCACCCGATACTTGTTGAGGTCTGCGGCATACGCCACGATTTCGCCGAGGTGTTCCAGCGTGTCGCAGCTGTCAGGCAGGTCAAAAACGTGAACTCTGCTGCCGGCGTGAGGGAGGGTGAGTTCCTCCCACTCGTCGGGAGCCGCCCGCATGAGCCGCTCAATCATGCTCTGCGGGATAGCGTTGAACTCGCTGACCCACTTGTGGGCGGCATCGCTAATCGTCATGCCTTTAATCATTCTTCTGCACCTCCTCGTAACAGGCCGGACAATATATCAAATCACTGCCCTGCATCATCTTCATGTACTCTTTTCGCCCATGCCGGTCTATGAAACACTTGGAGCAAAATGTGTCTCCGCATTTTGGAAAGGGCCTCACCGAGTTCCGGCCAGCTACACCAGCAGTTGTAGCCGCCCGTCCAGTCTTTGTCATGCGCCATTGTGCGGTACAAAACGTGGTGATACCACTCGGACGAGCAGAACCGCACATCGCTGATGGCAACGTATACGAACTCGCCGGTTGTCTCGTCCCGCAGCACTGCCGAGAACTCATAATGTCCGGGGATGAATCTGTGCAGCGCAAACCCCGCCGCCTTTGCCTGTTTCCGCAGGTCCGCTCTTGCCTCCCGCTGGAAAGCGTCGTAGTCGCTCCCGGTTTCACAACCGAAAGAAAATGTGTGGTGCAGCCACTTACCCATTCTGTTCGCCATTTTGGTCCACCTCCGCACCCGAATTTAACTTGACCGACCGGAGTATCAGCAGCAAGTCGTCTCGGGTTATGTTTTTCTCCACCAGCAAGGCGGTGAATTTGTCCATATCTTCCGTAGTTCCAATAGGGATGAATCTCCTGAAAATTACGTCGCTCATTTTTAATCGTCAACCTCCAATCTCATGGACCACCGAGCGGCTTTCTCTCTGATAAACCGCTCAACTTCTTCACGGTCAAGCCCCAGCGCTGCCGCACAAAGAACAACGTCGGCGAACTCCTCGTTCAGCCTGTGCGACGCCTCGCTTGTGCTCACTGGCGTGGGGTTGCTCTTGTCTATCGTCCTGCGCAGTTTCAGCGCCGCTTGGGACAGCTCCGCCGCCTCCTCTGCCATGCCTGCCAACAACTCGCAGCAGCCAAGCAGGGTGTGAATTTCTGTGAGTTCATGCCCCCAATCTTCAAGAGCCTTTTCGATAGAGCTGCCAAACGCAAGCTGCTCAGGAATCACATCAACCCTGATGTCGCCCAGAAATGTGTCATCGCAGCAATCGTCGGGTTCGACGGGGTAGAAGTCCGTCAGCATGATCTTTCGTTTCAGGTCTCTCGACGGGATAAAGCAATTCCGAACCGACGGTACAGTGCCATACCCGGTATCGGTGAGCCAGCCGACAGAGAAGTCTCTGCCGCTCTGCCGAAGAACATAACAAAGCTCGTTCAGCGAGAGAGGATTGCTCTTTGCAATCAACGGGTACTGGCTGATTTCGTTGCTGAACCACGCTTTGAATTCCGTGATGTCTTTCATAAGTACCAACTCCTTTGCAAAATAGAAGAAACCCGCCATTTCTGGCGGGTTTCTGTATATAGGCAAATTCAGCTATCTATCAAAAGAATGTCCAATACCTATTTTTTATCCTTCTCCATGCCGGAAATGTATTTCTTCGCAAAATCGAGAAACGCGTTTGTCAGCGGTGAGAGCACG